CGTCCCGGTTGTGGCCGCCGAATAGCCGGAGCCGCCAACGATCCGCGTTGCGCCAGTCAAGCTCCCGAGCCCCATCGGCGAGCTAACGGTCAGTGTCGCAGCCGGCTCCGGTTGCGGATAGGAGAGGCCGCAATCGACAGCCCAGACCGATTCAGCCGTTGACCAGATGCGATTGTCCATGCGCTCGATCATGTAGGCTGTGTTCGCGGCGATCGTGCGCTTGGTCGCGAAATAGGCCGCGTTGACCGGCGGTTCGAGCACCGAGCAACAGCCGACGAACTGACCCTGCGTGTCGTGCCGCGCCCAGCCCTGCACCTTCTGCGTCTTGTAATAGGTGAGCGACAATAAGGCGCCATCGCTCCGCGCAGACCAGATAAGCCGGTAAGGCTTCTCGCAATAGGCGTTTGCGACGACGCTGTACCCCGAAAACAAGTGGGCGGACACGTCGGTCAGGTCTATCGGCTCCGACAGCGCGTATAGCTGATATGGCAAATCGTAATAATAGACGTTGTTCGGATCGACATAGAGCACATCGAAATTGATGAGAAGAGGCTGAATCAGTGGCGACGAGCCGGTGAACGCCTGCGGCACGTCGTTCTGGTTCGAGGGAGAGATCGGCTGCACATTCGTCGCAAACGAGCCAGAGCCAACCAGCATCCAGGCGCGCAACCCGGTCATCACGAGCAGGCCGCCCGAAGTCTGGATCATCCATTGCACGCCATTGACTTGCACTGCCCACGGAGAACCAGTGACGGCGTCCGAGGCGATGGTCGGATTGCGCACATCAAAATTAGTGAACGCACCCGGCTGCGAAAAGAAATAAGTGTCAGGGTTGTTCAACGTATTTGCGTAGCCGCGCCGCTCTTGGAAATAGGCAGGCAAAGATGGGTATGTGCCGGACTGCGGTCCTACTTGAAGCGTCAGCGCGGCTCCTGTTCCGTCTCCGGTGACGCTGATCGTGTCGCCGGCGTTATAATTCATGCCTTCGTCCTGAACGATGGCCCCGGTCACGCCGCCGTTGGATATGATCGCGCTGAGATTGCCTCCTGTCCCTGTCGCCGACGTAATACTTAACGTCGCTGTCGTATATCCGGTCCCGGTGGAAACCGCCGTCGCGCCAGTGATGACGCCGCGCGCGAATGGGTTCGCGTGCGTCGGGGGGGATTGCGAGAAGTCCGCCGTGATGTTGCTATCAACAAAAGAATTTCCGTAAGTGAAACCCGCATACCCAAATTGTGCGCCAGACTGGACGGGGGCTCCGTACCCCGGCAGCGCCTTGTAGACATAATATTCTTGCACGCCCGCAACCGGAGTCCAAGAAACCGTAATCGACCCAGCCGTCGAAGCGACGTCTACCGCATTCGAGATTTTTGCTATCGGCGACGCGATGCTCTCTGTTCCGTCGGCTGGATTGATCGACGTGACGACATATTCGTAATTGACGCTCCCCGCAGCCGTGTAAACCCCCGATGTTGTCGCGGGCGGCAGAACAGAAGGCGCGGGAACGGTTGGAGAAAACGACCAATTCGTGTCCGAATTTCGCGTCAGGTCTTGAGGGACGTATTCCGTCGCGGTTGCTGTGTTCACGCAGCAGATCGACATGGCGTCCGCAGACTCAACGATTTTCAAGTAGGGAAGATCAGTCTCGGCGTAAGGCGTCGCCAACGTGTAAATGCGCGAGACGGTCCCGCCGCCAGTATAAGCGGCGAAAGACGTGGCGTCGACGGGGTTGCCGAAAACGTCGTAGATCGTCAAAACATTCGAGACGATAGAATTAATGACGAAGGTCTCTCCATTGAACGGCGTCGCTCCCCCAACGCCAGAAATATAAATCCAATCTCCCGCGTTCAACGGCGGCGGAACCGACGTCGATGTTAGGTTGAACTTGGCGCCAACGCCGGAACCGCTAGTCGACGCCTGACTCACGGGATTGGTCGGCAGCGTCGAGTATTGTCCCGCGTTAGAAACGTAAACCGTGTTCGGCGCAAAAACGCCGGAGCAAACCAACCCGGTCCCACTTCCGCTCGTCGAGGCCTGCGTCAGCGCCCCAGCGGCGGGGTTCACCGTGTATGCGCCGCCTGATGTCACACTGATTGCATTGGCTCCCATTAGGATGCTGACGGTAGCTCCGGTTAACCCTCCTCCGGTGACAGGCTCGGCAGTCAACAAGGCTGGGTTGGTTGTGTAGCTGCCGGCCACAAGCACAGAATTGATGGAAGAAATAGCGCCACCACCGCTGACCGTTACAGAAAGCTGAAATCGCGTTCCTGTTCCCGTGGTCCCGGTGACAATCTGAGTCCCCGGCGTCCCACCCGATCCCGCCGCGACTACCGTCGGCGTTCCCGAAACCTGCGTCGCCGCGATGGCTCCGCCCGCAGCGGATGAGTGCGTGCCGCCAGCGAAAACGACGGTATCGCCGGGGACGTATCCATGGCCGGGCGTCGAAGGATAGGCGGACGAGACCGCCGTATTGGTCACGTTCACCACCGCCTGCGTTACATAGGTTCCGCCCGCGAGCGTGATCGTTTCGCCTGTGTTGTAGGAAACGACGACACCAGCATTCAAAGCCGTCGCAGTCGATACGCCAAGAACATTATTGACGGTAATGGTCGCTGGATTGGCTAACGAAATGGCGGATATGCCAACAGGGACTTCGGTAACGAATGCCCCATTCGAAACGGCCCGCATGTAAAAGTTGCCAAATTCCAGCCCGAGGCCTTGATTATTCGAGAACTGAAACTCAATCAGTCGTGGCGGATAGCCGCGGCCCGTCTGCTTCGAGTATCCAACGAACGCCGTTCCAGCGCGGCTGCTGATGCCGCCGACGTAAGACACAAAGAAATTGCGGCACGTCGAGAGCGCCGAGTGATAGCGATCCACGTCCTGCCGGCCCATCATGGCCGGGGATATTTCTCCTGTCGTGAATGCGTTTTTACTTATTGCGACAGCCATCAGTAAGCACTCGTGTTCCCTACCCCACAGCACGCATCGCAGCCGCTGTAGAGCATCCCATAGCCGCCGTCGCCGAGCGCGCCGATAGCTTGACTGTAACCGCCCATGTAGCCGCCGCCGACATTGCGAAAGCGCATCCAGTCAGGAACGAAATCGCTGTTGTGCCACCCTTCATTTCCATCGGTAACGCGCGCCGCCATGATCTTCGCAGCCGCGATCTTCATGTTGTCCTGCCTCATCGCCATACCCATCTTAGGATTGTTCTTCCACGACCATAGCGGAAGGGCGATCTCCGAAGCGAGATAGGCGACGAACGCCGCGCGAAACTGCGCATCCCAATTCGAGGGATAATTCATCAGCGCGGTATAGACGATAGATGCGCACGGCACGTTCGTCAGGATTACGCTGCGGCCTTGCGGCGACACGCCCTGCACTTCCCACGTCAGCGCGCCAGCCTGCGCGGGATAATTCGTATCAGTGGCTTCGAGCCAGCGCGCGGGACGAAGCTGCGCGCCGGGGACCGGGCTACCGAGGCCGCCGACAAGCGGAGATGTTGGGTTCGACGGCGTAATATTGCCGGGCGGGACCACGCTATTGCCGCCCGTCGGCGACCACGGCACGAACCGCGCCTTCATGCAGTCGTTCGGATAGGCGTATTCGTAGGTCCACGGCGCTATGACCTGCGTGGGCGTGTCCGGCGTCTGACCGGAGGCGTCGGCGAGAAGCAGGAGTGGGGTTTGCTTGCGAGCAAAATTCCAATGTACAGCGCGAAGCAACTGACGAAGGCATTGGCTGTAGGCGCGCAAAAGCACCTGCGCGGGCTTCGTTCCTTCTTGCAAGTCGCCTATTGTGAAATCCAGACCTATCGCGTCAAGGGCCTGGTTCGCTACATCAGCGGGCAAGTTCATGGCTTACCCCTGCTCTTTCTCTGCGACGCCGAAGGCGGCTTGCTCGTCGGCGGCGAGCGGTTGCAGCGCCTTGAGACCCACCAGCACCGGCGCGAGCCGCCGCCCTAGCGCCGCCGCGAACGATTCCACGGTGTCGACATCCCATGCCGTCAGATCGGTCACTTGCGCCGTATAGACCATAATCGCGTTCGGCACATTGCACAGGATTACCTGCTGCACAGGATTGTAGGTATTGTCGTTCGCCGTGGTGTAAACGACCGGCTGCGGATCAAAGTCCATGACAAAGATCGCTTGCGGCTTAATCGCGCGCACTTTGAGACAATCCGCAGGATAGGCGTATTCGAACAGATAGGGCAGCGCGGGATAGGCGTTCGACCACACGGCGGGCGGGATATAGCCGCCGTCCGGGGCTTGTTTTAGCAGCGTCATGGAGATCGATCGCTCGGCGAAATCGAAATCGTCTTGGCGGAGGAGTTCGTCGCGGGTCTGCGCGTAAATGCGCAAACTAACCCGCGCGGCCTCTGACCCGTCATAGAGCGAGCCAATCGGCATTTTATAGCCGATGCGCGCGAGGCTCATGTTCACGAGATCAGCAGGCGTCTGAATCGACGAAGGCATTATCCCATCCTACCTTCGGCGATTGTCTCAAACGCGCCGCCGGAGTTCAAGTAATATTCCGCCGTGTCAGGGCGCCCGTAGAGCGCCATCGCGACCTCGGACGCCAGCAGGCGCACCATCGCCTCCCGGAACCCAACATCCCAAGTCGCCTCACTCGGCGCGTTGTTCACGATGGCCTGCGCTCCTGCGAGGCTCGACCAGATCACCTTGGTCTGCACGCTTGCGACCGTCGTGTTGCCGATAGACCAATTCTGCGGCAGCGGGTTATTCGGATCGGCGAGCGCGGGCGGTTGCACCTGCATCACTTCGATGGCGGCGGCCGGATAGACATATTCGTAGGCCCAACCCAACGGCGGGGGGTTGCCGGTCAGCGCCAGCGTGAACACACTGCGCGCGAAATCCCAGCCGTGCTGCTTGGCGACGGTCTGGTAGCATGGCAGGTAGAGGCGTGAGAGAGCTTGCCCGGCGGCGGACGAGTCGAACGTCGGAGCCTGGCCTAAAACGGGCGGCAAATTGTCGCCAATCAAGGCAAGCGACTGGTTTGCTACGTCGTTTGAAGTGATTCCCATTGTGACCACCATAGGCGCGGATAACGGTCGTCAGATGAACGCCGCGGCGTCCGCTATCTTTGGCTTGGGCACGCTATCCCCAAATGCAATTGACCTCAGCTACGTCGGAAATCGACCCAACCCGCCGTCGACAAGTTCATGCTCGATCCGGCAGTCGCACATCGGACGCCGAGATGCGCGGATGCGTCGGTGAGCGGCATGTGAAATGCTAGCTCTACGCTGCCCGCCGACACGTCGGCGCCCGCGTTGGTCGTCGGCGACGGCGCGAGGTCCGGTTCGTCGGGGGAGACTAGATTACACGCCCCCGACGCCGCTCCGGGCGGCGTGAATCGCCCCGTCCAGGTGTTCTTAACGCCGGTCGGCGTGCTTAATGCATACAGCGTCCGCGTCGTCGTCGGCGTCAACCCATTGATGTCGAGGACCGGCGTCGTGAGCCACGCCTGTACCGAGCCGCCCGCCACCTCGTCGGCGGTGTATGGATTCGGCGCGCC